CGCGTGTAAATGTGGCTGTGGATTCGCTACTGTAGATGTTGATTTGATCGCAATACTTGAAACAATCAGATGCAGATACAGAAAGCCGGTAACTGTAACGTCAGCTTGTCGATGTGATGAACACAATGAAAATATCGGCGGTAGCTATGGTAGCAAACACAAACAAGGTATAGCTGCTGACATTGTAGTGCAAGATGTCGAGCCTGCTGTAATTTACGCTTACCTAGATGATATGTTCCCAATGAATTGTGGATTAGGTAAGTACGAAACATTTACGCATGTTGATGTGCGTGAGCAAAAAGCAAGATGGAAGGGGTAATTTATGGCTTGGTACAATCCGTTAAGTTGGGGCGAGAAAGCAGCCGACAACGTTTTAGATAAAGAGAATGGTATAGCTGTTCAATTCGGGGGTTTTATTAATGATCTTCATTATTCGGATGCGGAAAAAGCAAAGGATAATTTAACTGTCGTTGAGTTTGCATTACAGCGACTAAGAGCGCTAGAGCCGTTTAAGATAGTTCAAAGGATTATTGCATTTGCTACGCTATTCGGTTGGTTATTTGTTTTGATAAATCTATGTGTCGCTATATGGGTTAATGCTATATACAAGATTGACGCAAGAACTGACTTTATGGCTCTCGCAATGAGTGATTATGTATTCTGGCCAGTGATATGTGTATTTACTTTATATTGCGGCGGAGGTGTCACTCGGTACTTTAGAACTGACAAGAAGAACGATTAACTGTTATAATGTCAAGGCGGTGTAATGCCGTGTAATGTCAATCAAATCAATTAGAGGTTAAGATATGAGAAGTAAATATTGTGATATGCCAGGCGGCAACGGTAACGATCCAGACAAAGATCCAGACAAAAACTAGCATGTACCCTTATCAGTACGTTTTACTGGCAGGCTTTGTCTGCCTTTTATTAAACAAAGAGACTAGGTTCGCTGCATCAGTGTTTTTACTTGGTTGGGCTGCTTATCTGTTATTTTTTATAGATGCTTCGTCAACATATAAGTATATCGCCTGTGCAGCAATTGAAACCTCTATTGCTTACTCGATAAACAATAGGTATAGGGTTGTATCGTATTTAGGATACTCTCTTATATTTGTAAATATTTACGGGTTGATGCTGATAAGGGGTAAAGTTGACCCTGTTTCTTACGATGTGATTTATGGATTAATATCCGTAGCACAATTTTTATTTTTACTAATGAGAGCAATACCGAATGGAATCAGTAGATTACATAATGAACATATTATTGTTCGCCTCGTTAATTTTGATGGCAGCCAAGCGCGTGATATCATGTGTAAAAATAAGACGAAGAAAGAGACGAGTCGATGAAAGACGAAATAAAGCAAGCAACAGAGACGGTTCTCAGCCACCCCAAGGCTAGCTTGGTTGTAACAGCAGCATTCACATCAAACGCATGGCTTGATTACGGCGAACCAATCGTAAAAGGTATTACCACTATAGTTGGTATGGTCGTATTAATTCTCCTAGCTGTAAAGCACGCTATAGATATTAAAAACGAATTAACCAAGAAAGATGACGATGAGGTTAACTAATGCCTTGTCAAATACTAGTATCAAATAAAAGCGGCTTACCTAAAGCTGAAATAATATCTGTTGTTGATGGTTCTCACGTATGGACCAAAAACGAAAGTATGCAAGCCTTTCTCGATAGTGGCGGTTTATTTGAAGACTGGTCACGTCAATTCTCTATCGTAATAGTCACCGATAAAACAAAAGACGAATTATCATATCTACAAGACTACAATTCATTAGGTGATCGCAAATGGTTTTTTATAGAGCCAAACAAAGACTCTAGCGAATGGGATGACTTGTATTTTACTGGGCAAACAGAACGTAACTGGCTAACAGTTGAAAGCTTTACGGGTGAAAGATAATGCCTCAAATAGTAACTATAGGCTCAGGCGGAGATTATTCAACGGTAGCAAGTTGGGTAGCATCTTCTGATTACTCTACTGATTGGGGCGTGGGCAACAAAGCTACAGGTCAAATCACAGGTCAGATACCTGAAACAGCGACAATAAATACCGCCGTAACTCCTAACGGCGCGTTACTAACTGCCTTCCCTGGCGAAGAATATGACAGTACCAACTCTGCAACATGCGCAGGGCTAGTTAGTTCGGGCACTCCCTTAACACTGAGAGATAATGGCCTTGAAGTATCTTTTATATTCCTAGATACAACAGGAGCTAGCATTGCGCTAAGACCGGGATCTTTTGAAGGTATTGATGCTGATATACATGACATAGGTGTTAAAAGCGGATTGAGCAGTAACGCCGCTACAGGCATAGAGACTTATAGTGGGGCGGCATTTACAGGCAACTTAGAAAGAGTAGTAGTTGAAGGTGCGGGTGGTCGCGGCGTATGGTTGAGAAATCTATGCACAGGAACTATCGACCATCTAACTATAGTCGATGCAGGTGCTAACGGATCAGCGTTTAGGTACGGATTAGAAAATGACAATGCAGCCAATGTTGTAACTAATATCTTGGTTCTTATGCACGCAAGTGCAACAGCGGTAGGGTTTAACGGTACTTTTCCGGCAGGCGCTGACTTTAACGCAGGTAGTAATGTAATTATGCGGGTGGTGATTTAAGAACTGCATCAGGTAGCGCTTTAGCAACTGCCGGTAGTGGTGGCGGCTTTATTGGTGCTTTCTTAGAGTCAGGCGGTGCAGCTATAGAAGTAACGCCAAATTCAATCAACAGCGTAAGCACTAGCAACAACCCCATAATAGCATTTAACTCAGTAGTTAATGTTTCTCCACTTAGTATTGATTCATCATCTGCCGCTTTAAATCCATCGGTAATATTTAATAATGTTTTGAATGTAGCACCTCAATCAATAGATTCTGTTAGCGCTTCGAATAATCCTGTTATTAGCTTTTCTAGTTTATTGCAGATATCACCGCAAAGCATAGACTCCTTGTCGGTATCAATAGACCCGATAGTGGCATTTACTAGCGCTTTAAATATAAACCCACAATCAATAGACTCGTTAAGTATTGCTGTAAACCCTACAATAGAATACAAATCTATAATTAACGTATTACCACAATCAGTAGATAGCTTGTCTTTATCATTGAATCCCCTTATAACAACGGGTCAGGTTCAGCAGATAGGTAATGTTACGGCGAGTTTCAAAGATAGCGGTATTAGTGTAAAATACGAAGATAACAAAGTGAGCGTAGGCTATAAACCAAGCGCTATAACAGTTAATTTTAAATAAGGGCTTAACATGGCTTTATCAGATTCAAAGAAAACAAGTGAGTACGATTTCCAAGCAGGACTTGGCGCTTACAATAATTCAACAGATGTTTTTAAGTGGGTAATCATCACTGATAGCTTTACTGTTATTGATGCTACTGCAGCAGCTATTGGTATTGCAAACTATACTAAAGTAGCAAGCGCAGGACTGTATGTTCAAGACACTACTTTAACAGGTAAGACTTGGGCGAAAGCAGGCGCTGTAAGTACTCTTGATTATGACGATTTTAGTTTTGCTGCTGATGGATCTAATCCTGTAACAGGTAAGACAATAGCCGTATACAATGACACTCACGCTAGTAAGCATGTATTTAAGTTTATCGACTTAACTGCTGATGGCGGCACAACTCCTGCTGATACTACGTTAGGTTTGAACTTTACCGTTAACGCGTTAGGTTCAGGTACAATTACAACAAGCTAGTAATGAAAAGGTTGGGTTAACTTCCCTCAGTACAATTATAAACAACCCTTGCGGGGTTAACATCAAAGGCAGGGCTAATGATGGCAGATGTAAAAGTTTCACCTAAAGAAGAGAAATTCTCACAAGCAATAATAAACACTGCTGGCGATAAGGTGAAAGCCTATAAAGCAGCGGGTTATAGCTTACAACTGACAGCCCCTCAAATGTCCACACAAGCAGATAAAATCTACAATAGACCTAATGTAAGCCTAAGAATAAAACAACTCCAAAAGATTGAGCTAACAGTCATTGTTGCCACTAAAGAAGATAAGCTATTAATACTTGAAAAGGTAATTAAGGCTTGTTCGTTAGTGGATGATGAAAAAGGAATGGTCAACGCTCCTTCAGTAATCGCAGCAATCAAAGAGCATAATGTGATGCAGGGTGATAACGCTCCTATCGAAGTATCCAATAAACACGCAATAGTTAAAGCTGATGAACTTGACTGGTAACCTGGACTTACGAAAGTTTCAGCAGCATGTTAAATCAAAGTCTCCTGCATTCGTTCCGTTATTCAAGAATCAATCACGCTACCAGATAACATGGGGCGGGGCAGGCTCAGGCAAGTCTCACATAGTCGCACGTAAACTATTATTTAGAATGCTTAATGAATCACATGTTAAGCATAACTTCCTGATTATCCGCAAAGTAGATAGAACCATTAAAAAGTCTGTATGGACCTTAATGAAGAATATAATATCTATTTGGGGCCTAACCAAACAATTCCACTTTAACCAAACCGACCGCACTATGATATGGAAAGAGACTGGATCTCAATTCATGTTTAGCGGCCTTGATGATGTTGAAAAACTAAAGTCTATAGAAGGGGTAACTTCGATATGGGTAGAAGAAGCAACGGAATTAAATCAAGAAGATTTCGAACAATTAGATCTTCGGCTGCGTGGCGACTTCGGTTGCTTAAAGCAAATCATCATGACGTTCAACCCGATAAGCGAACAGCATTGGATAAAGAAGATATTCTTTGATTCACCTATACAAGGGGTATTTACATTAAAGACAACTTACCTGGATAACGCTTTTATTGATGATGAATATAAAATGGTTATGGAGAATAAAAAGCTAACTAACCCACGGTTTTATAATATCTATGCGCTTGGTAACTGGGGAACTGCTGAAGGTTTAATATTCCAAAACGTTACTCAACGGTTAATACGTGAGGAAGAAATCAAAGACCTCGATAGTATTCAGGGTTTAGATTTTGGTTACACTAA